TGCATTAATACTATACTGGGAGTCTCTCGTCAAAAATTGAATAGAAACAAGAGGAATAGAAAATACAACTGATCGAATAAAACTTATTCGACTCTACTGTACCCGATACTTGTGCGGTCAGGCTATTACAAGCTCGATCGACCCAAGTCTCGCGATACGGAAGAATGGGATTCCCAAATGTCTCGGTCCGTTAGCCGAGTTATTGAAGAACCCAACAGATTGTAATATTCGCTTCCTCCTGTCTATTCTTTCGATGTCGAGGGCGCTACCAGCAAAACCGAAGGATCCCGATATCTCTGACATAGAAAGGGGTGTCTCTGATGAAGTCTCATTATTTTGTGACGAGATTTCAAAAGAGATACCCTTTGTTATGTCTCAGATGGGAATCCATAATATATCCTCAGATGTAAAATGGAAAGATTTTCATCTTTCAACGAAAGCAGGTCCAAACTGACTCTCCGTAACAGGTAGTATCCTCGATGCAATACTGCTCAGTGATGCGATGGTGAAAGCCATCGGTACCATTGGCGGTGTACTGCTCTTAGATAAACTATCCATTAATAGAAAGTTCAAACTTGAATCTATTCTTGACTGGCTTAATTCGAAAGGTTTAAAACTTTCGAATTATAAGGCCTTAACAAGAAAACTATCGTTAGTTTTTGCTCCAGAAAGGAAATGTAGAATCATAGCAATCTTAGATTATTGATCACAAACGGCATTAAAACCGTTACATGATAAAATATTTAAGTTGCTATCTCGTTTAGAGAATGATTTTACATTTAACCAAACTGGGACATTAACACACTTTACACATGGGCCGTTTTATTCTTTGGACTTAAAGAGCGCTACTGACAGATTTCCTGTAAAATTACAGAAGTCTGTTGTTGCGTATCTTACGTCTGAAGAATATAGCGACGCATGGCAGGAGGTTATGATATCCCAAGGATTCTATGTCCCATGGATCAACCGCTACGTAAAATACGGAGCAGGTCAACCGATGGGAGCATATAGCTCTTGAGCGGTATTTGCCTTAACGCATCATTTCGTATTAAATCTAGCTAAACTTCATACAAACAAGCCAGAAGCCAAGTATGCTATACTTGGTGACGATGTAGTCATTAATGATCATGACGTAGCTAAACGCTATATCGAAATCATTAATAGACTCGGAGTTGAAGTATCCGAGTCTAAGACTCACATCTCTGACTCTATGTATGAGTTTGCCAAGAGATGATACAGAAATAATGTGGAGGTCAGTGGTTT